CTGCAGGATTTGATTAATATGAAATTACATCTTTATCAAAATTAGGATCTGCAGTTAATCCTGGCGGTAGAGTAACTTCCTCTACATGGTAAACTTTAGGAATGGTTATCGTTCCATTTGTCATATTTTCTGTAAATCCAGGTTCATTATCCGCGATTGGTAAAGATAAGATGTGACGATTATTTTGAACTGGATTTGAAAACTCCCATTGAACATTTACATTAGGAACATTTTGAAATAATTTAAATCCATTTACTGCACCTAATCCATTTTGATATCCAAATAAATTAATTGCTGAACTTGGTCTTATTTCTACTTCAGTTCTATCCTTAGATATACTTGAAAGAAAATATTTGTTTGGATATGTAATACCTCGTTGTCTAATAGTCCCATCACTACCAGCCAATGCTCTATAAAAATAATAAACCACACGATACCGACCGTCAGTAATACCATTACTTCGTAAGTGTTGACCGATGTTTATATCTATAGAACTACCTTCAAAACGAAACGCGGAAGAGGGTGCATCAAAAGTGGTTACTAATGATTCATCTTTGAAATCATATACGTATATTCTAGCATAATCATCACCTATACCAAAATTACTTTTAGTTGTTTGTGATGATTTTAATAACGATTTATCTCCGTCTGATAATCCCTTTACGTCAGGCATTTTAATCTTCCCCTTGTGCGTCTGCTATTAACTCTTCGTATAATTTTATTTTTTCTTGTAATGTTTTTTCTAAATCAGATAATGTTGATGGTTCAGGAGTTGGTTCACTTTTTTGAAATTCTGAAAATACCCTTTTTTCTTTTAATACAGAATTAATATTTCCCGATACTATTTTTGGTTTTGTGTTAGGTATTCTTTTAAGTTGCCAGTAATATTCTGTTGCATTGTTTTCCGAATCAGAAAAACTCAGTAGTAATCCATTATCGTCTCGTAACAAATTATTAGGAGTTATTTGTGAACCACTAACTCTTGCATTTTCAAAAGCATATAATATCTTTCGTTCGTTTTCTCTGTCGTCTGCTGTCAACATAGTCTCATATGTGTCAGACAAAAGTGATGCACTCAAATAATTAGTAGCCATTACGACCTCACAACTTTAAATTCATATCCATCATCATATATCAGTTTTTGTTGGTCAGCACCACTACCACTTATGACTTGAATTAAAAATCTATAGTGTCTTTCGGGTTGGAATCCATCAAACCAAACATTAAAATAATTACCAGAACCATCACAACTCACTAATGAACCAGTACTAAATGGTATTACTGTTTCATTGGTGTGTGCATCTTTAACAGAGTAATAAGTTCCATGTCCCATAGCTCCACTACCACTTGGTAAATGTTTAACAGTAAGTGCTGCAGGTGTTGATGAAAATCCTCTTTCAGGATATAATTCACGACCAACAAATCTAATTCTAGCTTTAGACTTCTCTCTATATTCATCTCTTAGATTTTTAAAATAAACTGTCAAGTTTTCTAATTCTGATGATGAAATTGGTGCCAACCAACTTGATCCAGTCGAGAAACTTGAATCATCCCACTCTACTTCTAATTTTGGTGAATAGATTGTATTAGTTTCTCTTGAGAAAAACTTTAGATTACCCAACATAGTTGTGTTGTGTTCAGCTGAACCCGTTGCTGTTGTTGGATCAAATATACTTACTGCACCTCCAGATGTGGGTAAATTTTGTCTCTTAACAATGAATCCATTATTAGGATATGCAGAACTTGAATAGATATGAGACTTTACCAAATCAGTAACATCCATTCTAATATCTTGAGTCTCATAGTATAAAGTTTGTGATGCACTCACATTGTATTCTGAATCAGTTCCCCCTATACTTGAAGTAAACCAAGTACCACCTTGAGTCGTGCTACCACTTACCCATTCAGATTTGGTGGTGTCATTATCACGATACTTCCAACTTGCACCATCACTTCTAATAGGATCTCTACTATAGTAACCAGTACCACCATCCCAACTCTGACTGACAATGTAAGTGTATAATTCTTGTTCTACTGCCAACTCAGTAGATGCTGCGTCATATAGATTTAAATAATACTTTGCAGTACTTGGTATAGTACCATCTTGTACAGACGAAGAAATATAATTGTAACTAAATTTAATTAAAATTCTTGATACATCAACTTGAGTACCACTATCATTCGTATCTTTTCGTACTTCTAATATTTCATCGAGGCCTGTATTTATCGAAGAACTCGGTGTCGCCTCATATAGTGTTGTATCTACTAATGGATATTCAAAATAAAACATTAAATGTCTCCTACTACTCTACCCTCAATATCTGAGTTTGGGAATTTAACTTCAAATATACTTGGATCTAATGATGGATATATCACACCATCTTTTGTTGCTGATTGTAAGTCATACACATAACCCGAATATCCTTCTGAATATTTATATTTATTTTCTATTAATACTAATTGTTTTTGTGGATTATCATTTATTGGTGGAACAACACTCGCAACACCATCCACTAATGAAATCTTATATGCAATATCACTCGTGATAATTGGTTGATTAAACTGCCACTTCTTAATGTCAAAGTGGTTTTTGATTGTCTCTACACAATTAAATAAAACTTCATTTTTATTAAACCCACGTTGTGCGATTATTGCAAACTTCACTCCAATATTAATCATATATCCATCACGGATGTTTATTGCGTCAGTCATCAATCTATATTGTGACAAATAAGTTTTTACATTTTCTTTTACTGCCTTATTAAGTCTAACTAAATTTTGATTTCTATCATAACCTAACATATATAAATTCATAGCTAACGGATTAGGTATTTTAGAAACTGTAGTTGTGGTACTCTGACCATCTTCCGATACAACTTGTCGATTTGAAAGAGATTCATCTTGAACTATATATGCCTTTGCTATATTTCCAAACTTCTGTGGTAGTGAGTACACTCTCGTAATATAATCTTCCTTTGTTACAGCCCTATTTTGTGAGTTAAAATATGCTAATGCATTTTCTTTAATCTCTGTATCGGTTTCACCATCAGAACCACCATTAGCAGGTTCTAAGTTAGTAATCGCTAAACTATTCTTCATGGTGTTTACTTCAGATGCATCTAAACCAGTTTCACTAAGTGTAAAATTAACAATTCGTTTTGCATTTATTTCACCACCCAAAACATTTTCGTCAACTGTTCCACCATGAGTATAAATCACAGTCAAAGTAGTATTACTTGGTGATAGACCAAATGCACGTGTCTTTAAAAAGTTACTTGGATCAAATGATTCATCAAGTTTAGATAGACCTGTTGCAAGTGAACTACCAACGTTATCTGGATTTGGAATAATTTCTTCATCTGGATTATTACTAATACCTGCACCAAATCTTAATTCTGTTTTTCCATCACTACGAATATATGTAGTAAATCTACGAGAAGACTTAATCAACTTTAACAAATACGGTGTGTCATTTGAAAAAGATGATAACTCAGGATCATTATCTGAAGAGTTTGATACTGATTCAAAAACAGTATCTTGTGCTAAGAAAGGAACTTCATACCACTTATTTCCATCTGAATCCGTAATAGATATAATTTCAACAATTTTAGGATTACTTAAAACTACGGTATTAAATTTTTCTGCACTTCCAAATGTAAAAGTTTCGGAAGTTCTTTTACCAGACTCTACAATTCCTGATTTTGTAAGAGTGTAATAAGTTGGTACGTTATCAGCCAGTTTAGAAATTTGAACATCTGTTCTATCAAGGGAAGAAGATACTGCAAAATTTACATCGTCCATTAATCTAAATTCAGAACCATTGGATGCACCAAATAAACTATTACCATCTAAGATTGGAGCATAATTTAAATTTGGTTTGTAATTAATATTATCATCGGTGGTTGCTGGAACCTCTACTTGAAATTCACAAACAGCAGTTGATGGATGAGATACTCTTGGTTTATATCCAAGTGATTGTGCGATTTTATAAATATTTTTCTTTTCTTCTGCCGCATGTAATAGAGATTCTCTAAATTGATTGTCCACATAATAATTCAACACATCACCCACATAGGCTGCCATTTCTATAAACATCATACCTGGTGATGCCTCATTAAAGTCATTGTATGAGTTTGGAAAATATGATTTAGCGAACTCAATAAGATTCTGTCTTATTGCAGTAAAGTCTCTACCAACGTATCGTACTTCTTTAGAAATTGATTTTTTATTTGTTCCATAATCTGGCATCTTATATTCCTACATTAAAATTAAATGTTATTGTGTCGAGTGAATCTGGTTCATCGATGGTTACCGAATACTCAATTTGTAATCTTATTCTGTTATTATCTTGACCTTCAAAAGTAACAAACACATTTTGAATTGTTATGTATGGTAACCAATTACTTACCGCATCTCTAACTGACTCTTCAATAGAATCAGCTGAAGTCTCTGAGATAGGTTCAAAAATTAGAGTTTGAATATCACAACCAAAAGTTGGTTGTCCTAAACGTTCACCTTTGGCAGTCAATATAAGATTTTTTAAATTACTATATGCCTGTTCTCTTAGAGTTTTAGATTGTTGAAAATGACCAGTTCTTCCAGGTTTAAGTGGAAGTGTAATTCCAACAAATACATCATCGTTTTCATTTATTTCTCGTATTGACGCCATTATTTATTCCTATGGACGAAATGATTCGCCATTTTTTCCTTTTTTCTGGTCTATTGCCTTCATAACAGCTGAATAATCTTTTGTTAAAGCGTTTATTACAGTTTCAGGAACTTGTTCTGTGGTTACACCAGCATCTTTCATAGTTTGAACTGCACCAACTTGTCGTTGTAGTTCTTTATCATTTCCAGCTCCCATAGTATCTCCGTATCCTAATAGTTCTGCTGCTCTACTTGAATCAAATGCTCCACCACCCATTGTTGGATACTCATCAAATTCAGAAGTTCCACTACCCTCAATACCACCAACGGTTTCATTTAAAATATCGTTTAGTGCTGTGTTAGATGTATACTGTACTTCTTTCTTTACAGGTTTTTTTCTAACAATAGGTTTAGATTTTTTTGAAGATACCGCTGAAGTGCGTTGTTCACTAATAAGTATCTTCTTTACTTCTTTTTTTACTTCTTGTTTAACTACTTCTCGTATTATTTTTACGAGTCCCTTTTTAGTCATAATAACTCCTATTATTTTACTTTTACAATTTTACTTAAATATGGGCCACTAGCTATCATCCCAGTCATTTCGGTATTTAGTTCTTGTAACTTAATATTATCTTTAGATAATTTAGCTGCTCCTGGTATATCTCCAGCATTTGATTTAACTAAAATCTCTGCTGTATTTTTACCAATGGTTGCAGTATTCTTTTGAATCTCAGCCTTTAAAAGTATATCAAGTACCTTTTTTAATTCTTTACCAAGTACACCTGGTTCTGAAGCGTCATCTCCACCAACTTTTATAGCTCCGTTTGCAGGTGATTCTATTACGGTTTGACCAAGAGAGCCGATTGAAATATTACCACTACTTAATAGTCCAATATTTCCAGCTCCTTTTGTATTTAACATAATTTGATTACTGTTAATAAATATTTCAGACATAGGAAATTTAACAAAATTATCTACTTGAGGTGTAAATGCTAAAGAAATATTTTGTTTATTCATAGTCCCAATAGATATCGTGGAAGATGTATCTCTTAAAAAGTTTTCTTTTTGTGGACGTACTTTACCACCTTTATTTACAAAGTCTTGTTTTAAACCTGTATGTAAAGTTATTTTAGATGATTCGGTAATTCCTTCTTCTTCCATTTCCTTATCACCACCTAATCTTATGGTGTTTCCAAATCTTCCCTCAATGATTACATCACCCTCTTCAGGTCTTAATCTTGGATATGATTTTGGTTGATGATAATAACCAGTAAGAAAGTCATCACCACTATCGGTATTGACAACTACTTTATGTTCGTCTTCTGATTTATATCTTCGATAAACCCTTTTAGGATTTCTTTTATTTAGAATACTAATGTTTGGTTTTAAATTTCGAGAAGGACTTCCAGTAATATTAAATGGACTAAAGTAAAATCTACTTTTATTACCTATCGTGCCTGGAAGTTGTGTAAGATAAACAATTTCACCAACAAGAGGATAGGTCATAATATTAGGATTTAATGGTTTACAATCTTCTAAGTAATCAACTGGCCTTCCATGTTCACTTGTTATAAATCTTGCTAAGATTCCACCCATATAAGCAAAGTTTGGGCTTCCTTCAGACGTTTTTGGAAATGAAGATTTATTTTCATCCAAATGAACCTCAACAACTTCAGCCATTTCTAACTCGTAAAACTTAATATCTTGTTCTACTTGTTTTAAATAATCTCTAAGCTGTGACGCGGTAAAGATAATTTTTTTGGAAGGAAGTATATTGTCATCTTTCCTATTGATAAACGCCATTTAATTTTCTTTCGGTATTGTGATATTATCTGTTATGTCTTGTGTTCCTTTTGCAACATCTTCTATATCTTTTAATAACTGTTCTTTTTCTTTATCGGATAATCCAAACTCTTCTGTAGAATCACCCTTACTATTTGCAGTTGCAATTCTCTGAACAACTGTAGCCAACTTAACAAGTTGTTCATCATTCTTTACATTGATTTCTAAATATTCTTTCAACATTGGAATTATTTGCACAGCAGTATCACCGTCTTTGATAAACTGAACTACTTCTTTCATCAAGACTTCTAATTGTTCTTTATTTCGTTTGGAATTATCGTAGATGTCCTTGAATACATCTGAAAGGGTTTTTCCCTCGAATACTTCGAAATCTATTGCCATAAGATTACCTATATTATTACATTAATAAATATAGGCAACCCAAAAAATAGTCGTATATAAATATATACTGGAATCGTTTAAGAAATATATACAATAGTTATTATTGTCGGAAAAGTAACCGACATATGACAATAACTAACGGGAGATTAACCAATGAAGGAAGTCATAACACTCGTCAAAGGGTGGGTTGATGACATAGCTCATCTACTTATGTCCTTTGTTACCATCGGTGCTGTTTCTGAAGTAATCTTTGGAAGTGGAATCTTTGGTGTAAATGTTATCGGTAACCTGACATCTATCATAAACAAGTTCGGCGATTCTGGGTTCGCAGGGCTCGTCGCATTGTTGGTGTTAGTGGGTTTATTCCGTAAGTAGTACTAATCGGAAAAATAATTAGGGGAACGAAAGTTCCCCTTTTTATTGCCTAATCGCGATGATTGATGATAGTGAGATTGAATCTCATTATCATTACTTATAAATTATAAAAAACTTCCTGTAAATTTAGTGTCAATTGAACCACTAAACTCAAAGTTTTTCTTGAGAGATGTGTGATGTTTTTTCATCACATTGATAACACGAGTAATGTGTTGTGTATTGGAACCTGTCATCTCACGAATCAAGATATACAAGGCCTTTTTATTAAAATTATCAATCCTATCTTTCATATCAATCAACTCAATAACTGCATTCGCAACATCTAAATCTTTCTTTCGTTTAAATACGGTTGTTAAATTATTTTTCCAATAGTCTGCCAAAACTTCAATGTATTCAACATTCATTTCATTCCTATCCTTTGATTTCATCTCAGTCATCGGATTTCTCTTATAATCAGTAACAGAATAATCATCATGTTGTTTCATTCGTTTGTAGTTATTGTTATTATGTAGAATTAAATAATTCTTAGCAACAATACTAAAATAAGAAAACGCCTTACCCTTACCCTCTGCAAATTTATGCATATTCATATAGAGAAAACTAACAACCTCGTGTTTAACATCTTCACTTGGAACATCAAAGTAATAAAACTTAAATGTATGAATAATGTTTTCAGCAAGTTTTTCAAATGCAAATCGAATATGGTCATTGTAAATTCTCTCCCTCATATGTGGACGAGTTTCTTTATTATGACGAATAATAGCGTTCTCTGTGATTTGAGTAAAGTATTGTTTCTTTTTTGCTTTACGAGGCATTTATATTTCCTTTTCTGTTATTGTTGTTAAATCATTTATCGCTTCTTGTATTCCTTGAAATACAACTCCGATTTCATCATCGGATTCGAACTTACCCTCTGAATCTAATTCATCGAGTACATTTTTTGTTTGTACTATTCTTGCAGAATAATTCTCAATCCAAGATTCTAATCGTTCTACTTTTTGGAATTGATTCCAAGTTGTATAACCAAGTGTTAACGTTGATATTATTGCGATTCCAAATAATATATCTAAAACCATTTTGTACTCCTTTGTTCTTGTTCTAACCGATTCATACATATTTCATATACTTCCGAATCTATTTCAGAACCTAAAAATTTTCTTTCTGTTTCTAAACATGCTATTGCCGTTGTTCCAATTCCAATAAAAGGATTAAAAACTATATCACCTTTCTCTGTATAATTTTCTATACAACGAATTACCATATCTTTAGAAAAATTATAACTGTATCCTTTATATGATTGATGAGGATGAAACCAAATATCATATTTAAATTGTTTAGTATTTTTTGATTTAAAATTCTTTTTACCATAACACAAAACAAATGCGTAATTATAACGATACATATTTATTTCCTTTGACTTCTCCCAAATCTTTTCATTCAATAAATCATAACCTAAATCTTTCATTATTGAAGTTACATATTCATGTTTTGGAATAGTTCTTCTATTATATCTACGATTACTAATTACAATCGTTACTACATTTTTATTTGGATTTAATTTAGAATAAATCTCTTTCATCCATCCAAAATATTTTTCATCATCCTCTATTGGTGTCATTCCTAATTCATCATAATCAGGAGGTGAGAAAAAAACATAATCATAATTTATTTCTCTATTAGAAATTGTATCTAAACAATCTTCATTAAAGATTTTATTTTTCACCAAATAACTCATCAAATAAATCTTTAGCATTATCACCAGATAGTTTAGTTTCTACTTCTGTTTTTACCGCCTGTTTAATATTACTAACTGATTTACTTACTTTTTCTTTACTCTTTGTTTCTCCATACTTCCATTCAGTATATTCTGCTCGTGTTGCCATATGGTCTGCCCAATGAATCAAATATGGTAAACTTGAATGAAAACTATTTTC